TTATCCTGGCATTTTTGCCTCCGTCGCGAAAATGTTGGATGAACCGGCCCCGGTGTTTCTCCGGTGTAGAGAGCCCGGGGCGAGTATCTCGAGCTCGTCGATCACGCGCTGAAGCGCGGTTGCCACGCTCTTGAAGTCGCCGATTGCGTAGACCTCGGTCTGGCTGGGCGAGCGGTGGCCCATGAACCCTTCGAGATCCCACTTCTCGGCGCCGTAGTTGCGCGCGAGCGTCGCGAGGCTGTGCCGCAAGACGTACGGCTTCCATTCGCGACCGCTGGGCAGCCCGAGCTTCTCCAACATGGTCGACCAGGCGCCGTCGACGTCCTGCACCGGACGGCCGGAGTAGTTCACCAGATAGCCGGCGTGCCGTTGGTCAGTGCGGTCGAGCTTTCGCCAGGCGGCGAGTTCCGCGGTGAGCCATTGCTCGAGGATCGGGAGCACGGGGACGACCGGACGGAACTTCTTCGTCTGCAGGCGACCGTGGGGGTTGAGGTCGATGGTCGGCGCACCCGGCCACCATTGGCCGCGATCCGGCCGAACGCAGATGTCCACGATCGAGTCGGGACGCGCAATCGTGCAGATCGAGGCGACGATGAAGGCGTGCAGCGATTCGCGCCGCTTGTTCGGCTTGGACGCGTATTCCAGCATCTTCGCGATCTGCTCGACCGAAACCCGCGTGCGTCGCGGACGCGAGACCTGGGCGCGGCCGAGCGCGCGATAAGCTGGCCGCTTCGCCGAGCGCGGCGGATCCGCGTCTACGGCGTGGTTGAGCGCCGCTGCGACCTGGGTGATCGACTCTTCCGTTGTCGCCGGCGAGCGGGGCCGTGAGACGGTGACATCCCCGGCCTTGTTACGCCATTCGACCGGCTGCTCGCGCGACCAGGCGCGAAAGGCGTTCGCGAACACGGTGCTGCACGCGGCGGCGCAGCTCGTCTCGATCCCGAACCGCCCCTCGGCTCCTCGAGCAGTCTCCGCCTGGAGGAAGTCGACGACGTGCTTCAGGCGCGCGGCGATGCTGTCGGCTGAGGCACGCTTGCTTCCGGCCTCCAGCTTGTAGTCGGCAATGGCGTCGATCAGCAGATAGGTTTCGGCGTTCGCGCGCGGCTGCCCGCAGGTGGAGCAGAATGCCGGCGCCTCGCCGCGATCAGCAAGGTAGCGGGCGTCGAGCGCTACGATCCCGTCTTCTTCAACGGCTGTACCCGTCGAAGCGCTTCGGACGCGTCGCGCCTCTGGATCGTACCAGAAGATGGTGAGGCACGGAGAGCGGCGGGTGCCGTCCTTCCGCTCGTCCCAGCCGAGCCAATATTTGCCTCGGCGATAGAGCGGCGCCTGGCGTCCCGGCATTTCGTCTGTTCCTTGAGATATTCGGATTTGGCTTGGTGGGTGAGGTCGAAAAGGCCGAGGCTGGCGAGCAGGTCGAGGTCGGCCGGTTCCAGGCGGATGCCCTTGCCGATCTCGGCCGCCCGGCTGAGCCGCTGGTCGAGGCGGACAATGGAGGCTGCGGTCATCTTCTCTTCTTCGTTGGAGCCCGATCGGGCAGCTGCCAGCCTTCCGCGGGGTGCTGCCGATCGAGCGCCTGGCAGGCGTCGCAAGTGCAGCGGTGCGGGTCGGCCGGCGGCTGCGACATCGTCAGATCCCGAGCGCTTGCTTGTAGGTGTCGAGCAGCATCTCGGCTTCGTCGCGGTGGTGCTTTTCCATGCGGCGCAGCTTGATGACGGCGCGGATGGTCTTCACGTCGAAGCCGGTGCTCTTCGCCTCGGCGTAGGTGTCGCGGACGTCGTCGGCGATGCCCTGCTTTTCCTCTTCGAGGCGTTCGATGCGTTCGATCAGGAGGCGGAGCTGCTCGGCAGAAATGTTGTCGCTCATGAGGGTTCCTAGAGGCCGAAGGGGACGAGGAGGCCGGGGCCGTCAGTCAGGCGGTCCAGCACGAAGGTGAAGGCTTCGCCGACAGCGAGGCTTGCAAGCACGAGCGCGATCTTGCGGCTATCCGACATCCGCCGGACCGGCGCGGCGGGCGTGCAGCGGTCGCAGCGGCAGGCGAGAGCATGGATGGCGGGCACGTCAGCGCCTGTCCGCAAAAGCGCGCGCGAACATCACCGCCAGCCAGACAGGGGAGAGCAGCACCACGCCGGCCACGGCCATGACGACGCGCGCCCGGCGCCAGCGTCGGGGCTGAGCGAGGGCGCTCACGCGCGCGGCCCTGCGGCAGGGGTGGCACAGTGGCTGCAGCGCGTAGGCGAGGCCAAGCTGCAGGCGCCGCGCTCTTCATGCTGACAGAGATTCCATTCGCTGCAGCCGCAGCCACGGCAGACGCGCGGGTGCGGGGCAGGGCCGGCGAGCTGGTAGTAGACCGCCGGATCGAGCGGATAGCAGGTGGCGAGCCGCTCAATTGGCCGCGCCTTCCGCGCAACCATCAAGTCGGTTTCGAGCAGGCGGACAAAGGCGCGGGCTGCGCCGCGGTCGGCGGCACGCGGGGCGAGCAGGACCGCCACATCCTCCACCGACAGGCCGGCAGCCTGGCGCCGCAGGCGCAGATAGGAGGCAGGGCGCAGGCGAGGGGCTTCGTCGGCAGGCGGCGTGATGGGTGCGGGCAGGATCGGGCTGTGCATCATCGGAACGGTCCTTCTTCACAGACAAGCGGGGGGCGTTCCCGGCGGCGGGGGAGCCGTGGCCGGGTGGCGGGAGCGAAACGGGGACGGGGCGCGCGGCCGGAGCCGCGCTAGGTCAGCCGCTCATGGCGGCGTCGGTAGGCGGTGAGGCAGGGTCGGCGTCGTTCGCCGGCTCCCGCGCGTCGTCGTTGGCGTGGCGAGGGCGGGTGCAGCCCAGCGCGGGGTTGCCGACCGGCAGGTGGATGCCCGCTCGCGGCTTCGCGCTCGGACGAATCGTGCGGATAACGGACAGCTGCGCCACGAAGGTGTGCCCGCAATCGTCATCGTCGCAGCGGTAGCGCAGCTCACGCACCAGCGGCGTCAGCTGCTCGCTGGTACGGACCAGCGAGCGCGCGCCGCAATGCGGGCAGTGGATGCTGGGAATTCGGTTCTTGGCAGTCGGCGGCTTCATTGGGCTCCCCCCATTTTCGTGACGTTCGGCCCCGCGCCGAACGGCAGGAAAGTTCTGAGGCGCCGCATCAGCGTGCCCATGGCGCCGTGCGCCTCTTCGGCCTCTGCCAGGGCGCGGTGCACGTCGCGCTCGCCAGCGTTGGGCTTGATGACGGCAATGGTCGCCTCCGCCGCCTCGCCGAACTCGCGCGAGGCGCGGGCGAGATCGTCGGCAAGGCGCAGCTGGCAGGCGGCGTGCATGGCGACTTCCTCGCCCAGCAGCTCGGCATAGACTTCGTAGAGCGGTGCGCCGTCGCCGCCTGTAGCGCGATAGGCCGCGTCGAGCGCGATCGCTTGGGGGAAGCTGGGCGCGAGGTCGCTGTCCGGATCCATCCACTTATAGATGCGGCGCTCCGCGCGACCGGCGACCTTGGCCGCGGCGGGCACGCCGAGCACGCCCACGATCTTCGTGATCGCGTGCGGGATGGTGAGGGGGGTGCGCGGCTTGGTCACGGCCGCACCGTGCGGGGCGAAATGGCGCGTCGATCGCCCGAGACGGTCGGCGCGCCACCGCCTACCAAGCCCCCAGGCGCGGAGAGGGAAGCGGGGGGCTCGGCGGGATAGAGATCGGGGCGAAGCAGGTGGCGGGAGACGCCGGTCGCGCGTTCGACGGTGAGGACGTGCTCGGCGGGAAGGTGCTTCCCCTGACGCACCCACTTCGAAACCGCTGGCTGCGAGACACCGCAGATGCGTGCAAGCGCGGATTGAGAGCTGGCGCGTTGCACGGCGACTTGAAGCGCGTCAGCAGGTCTGGGCGTCTTGCTCATACCTGCAGCTATAACCTGCGTCCTAGTACCGTCAAGGACAAAACGGCCGTAGCGAGCTATAGCCAGCGTGATAGTTCTTCAGCGTGCTAAGATCCGATCGCATGCGTCAGCTCCTCGCTGATCTGAACCTATCCCAATCGGAACTCGCCCGACGGGTAGGGGTCAGTCAGGCGGCGATAGCAAAGCTCGTCACTCGCGGCGCCGCCGGTTCGAAACACATTCACGCCATCGCGCGCGAACTTCACACGACGCCGGCGTATCTCATGGGAGAGGTGGACGATCCCGCGGAGGGAGCAGTCCCGCCGCCGACGCCCGCGCTGATTGCCGAGCAGCTCGACCTCGTCGCAATCCGCTCGATCGACCTCGCGTATGGCATGGGCGGCACGTTCACCGACGTGCCGATCGACGAGCAGGTGCAGCACTTCCCCCGCCAGTGGATTCAGTCGATCACCCACACCGCGCCGGCAATGCTCACCTGGGCGCGCGGACGCGGCGAGTCGATGGCCCCAACGATCGGCCCCGACGACCTAATCCTGATCGACCGCTCCGAACGAACGGTCCGCGAACAAGACTCAATCTGGGCTTTCACAGTAGGCGAGATCGGCATGATCAAACGCCTCCGGGTGAGGGGGGAGACGGTAACGATCCTCTCCGACAACCCGAGCGTCCCACCGGATGCAGCCACCGTAGACGAAATCAACATTGTCGGCCGCATCGCCTTTGTCGGACGACGAATGTGATCGGCTCTGGTGAGCTTCCACCGGCTGTCATTCACTGAAAAGTTACTGCATTCGCGCGTACAAGGGGCGGAGGGGAGACGCTGATGAGCGGAAAAATTCAAGCAATTCGGTTCAAGCAGTGGCTTCCGGAGTGGGATCAGTTTGACTTCGATCCGACGCAGCATCGTCGAAAGCCCGACGATCACATCCTGCTGTTTTCAATGTCGGCGGTTCAGTTGCGGGCCCTGAGCGGCGTTTATCGGCGGGTTCGGGGAGAAGAAGGCGGAGAGGGGTTGCAGCGCCTTCATGACCCGAAGCGCTCTGCAGCGATTCGAGACTTCGTCCGGTACGGTCACCCATATAGCAGCCTTCCCAAAGCGGCTCGAGACGACGCTTCGGCGGCTATGCGCAAGCCCGGATGGCTTCCAACCGCTATTGTCGTCAACATCCTTACATCTGACGACGAACGCCGGGGTCGGAAAGTCGCGCGAGAGGATCTCGTAGGCATTGATTTAGACGGCTCGTCCCGTGCTGAATTAACCCTGCCGTATGCGAACCGAATGGAGCAATGGACTCCTGCCGGCTTGGAACCCTTCGAGGTTATTGACGGTCAACATCGTCTTTGGGCTTTTGACGAGGCGCTTAAGGACGGAGCGTTGCCAGGTGACTTTGAGCTTCCTGTCGTGGCGTTTACCGGTCTTGATATTGGCTGGCAGGCGTACCTCTTCTGGTCGATTAACGTCTCACCCAAACGGATCAATCCCAGTCACGCCTTCGATCTATTCCCGCTGCTTCGCTCGGCCGAATGGCTAGAGACGCTCTCGGATCTCAGGATCTATCGACAGGCGCGGGCGCAAGAACTGACGGAAATCCTCTACAACGAGGAGCAGAGCCCGTTTCATAACCGCATCAACATGCTGGGTGAGTCCTCGCGAACTGCGCCTGCCGGTGCGGGGGTGACCCAGGCGGGTTGGGTGCAAGCGATTACAACGAGTTTCCTCTCCACCGGTGGAGGTCGAGCGGCAAGAGGGCTCTTCGCCGCGGACATCACACCTACCCGGGGCCCGCTTACGTGGTCCCGGCCTCAACAAGCCGCGTTCCTGATGAGGCTTTGGTCATGGATCCGCAGCGGTGTGATTTCTGGAGACCACGATTGGGTGCAGGGTCTAGTCCGGCCCGAGGGGCAGGATACGCTCGACGGGTCAGCGGAGCAGGCGTTTGTAGGGACGCGAACGATGCTCAATCAGGAACAAGGAGTCCGTGGCGTCCTTGCTGTCGCTAACGAGATCTTCTTTTCATTAGCCCAACTCCGTCCCGAGTTATTCGAAATAGAAACAGTAGTGGTTGCTGGCGTCGCGACCAGCTCGGCAGACGTTGCCGTTGCTTTGAGCGAGTTAGCGGCATCGCCTTTAGATCTGCTAATCAAGCAGTTCGCTACGTGCATAGCCAGCTTCGACTGGCGATCAGCAGATGCGCCGGGACTTGACGATCAGATGCGTTTGCTCAAGCGCGCGTTCCGTGGGAGCAGCGGCTATGTGGCGCTACGCCAGCAATTATATGAGCACCTCATGCGGGCTCCGGCGCCACTTGGCGACATCGCGGCCGAGTGCCGGCGACGCCTCGTTTAAATGGCCGTTGAACCTCTGAGCGCCGCTGATAGGGCGCTTCTCGCGCAAGCTGATCCTACCATTGTACGATCAGCTTTGGGCAAGCTACGCGGCAGGCCCGTTCCCCCCTGGCTGAGGCCTGACCATCCTTATCCGGACGGATCTGTTCCGAAGAAGGAAGAGGATTTCGCAGCGTTGGCGGCGGAAGACCTCCTAGAAGTAATCGCGGTTCGGGGCCCACTGCACGTCCTCGACGGGTGGACATATGTTGGGCGGGCGCTGAACGCGGTCATCAGCGGAGATGCTCATGCAGCGCGCCACTTGGCCTACTATGGGGAGTTGCGGGCAGCGCTCTCGATCTTAGCCAGTTCGGGAGTTGGCATCTTCAATAGGCGAAATGCCGTCTTGGACGAGCACGGGGCCGTTCACCGCCTTTCCTCTCGTGCGACACACGATATGTGTTGGGCGACAATCATCGATTGGTCGCAATTGCCGGGAAGCCTGGACCGGCTGGTAGGACCGATCAAGCTTGCGGGGCGCTCGATCCTTGAGCCATTCCGCGAGTTTTTTCCGGGAGCTGCATCCGCCGCGGCTGGCTATCTCATGGGGGAGTGGGGCTTCGATCTTGAGCAAGGCGCCGGCGATCGCGACGAGCGGAACTGGTCTAGCTACCAAGTCACCGCTCTCGGTCCACTGAAAACCAGTCATGCGGATGACTCGTCATTCGTTGAAATGTTCTGGCGATCTTTGCGTCCCGGTGCGGTCGATTTGGAGCGGCATCTGCTACGAATCCTGCTTGAAGCCGAGGTGCGTTCGCTGAGAGGCGTTCAGGTCTTTGAACGGCGGCACCAGTACGACCGGTTAGATGGGGAGCTGCAGCGAATCCTCCCGTTCAATTTTCTTGCCCGCATCGATGATCCTGTCGATCACCCCTTCCTGTTGCATGCTGCCAATCGCGCCGTTCCTGCACATCCGTATGCAATGATCTGCAGAGCGGCACTGCTTCTTAAGCTTGCAGCCGGGATGGCCGAGGCAAACTTGATCAGTGTTGGTGTCGCTCCGACGACGCACTTCTTTGATTGGTGGGAGCAGTTTGGTGTCGATCACGGACTATGGTCTCCACCATATAGCCCGCTCAATGGGTCCGAGCTTTGGGATGATGTGGACTTAGCACTGAGCGACATTGCTGACATCCCACCTGTCGCTGATCGGCGACAGTGGACCCAAGCTTTGGGCGTTAATGCCTTCCGGATCTGCGAAGCTGAGCGAGTGGGGTTGTGGGGTTTGTTCCAGTAGGGTCCCTGTGTCTGTCCGGAAGGTTGAGAATGCTCCGAGAGGCCTTTCAGCATCTCGGCACGCTTCCGAATGGATTGGAGTGTGGAGATTAAGCGCCTAGGAGGACGTCCGATGACAACTCCATTCCTCAAGTGGGCCGGCGGCAAGCGCTGGCTGATGAACGCCGGTCTCCCGCGTCCTGCGACATACAAGAGGTATGTCGAGCCTTTCCTAGGCGGCGCGGCAGTTTTCTTTGGTCTGAAGCCTGCGGACGCGCTTCTGTCCGACGTTAATCCGGAGCTGATTCGCCTTTACCGCGTGATGCGTGATGACCCGAAAGGGCTCTTGGAAGCCATGCGCGCGCATCACGAGAAACACGACTCCGACTATTACTATGCCGTACGTGCTGCGGTTCCGGCGGGAGATCTGGAGAAAGCCGCGCGTACGCTGTACCTGAACAGGACGTGTTGGAACGGTCTTTATCGACTGAACAAGAAGGGCGAGTTCAACGTTCCTATTGGGACGAAGTCGGCTGTTGTCATGCCGGACGACGACTTTGTTGCCGTATCTAAGCTTCTGAAAGCTGCGGATCTGGCGTGTTGTGATTTCGAATATTCGATCGATCAAGCGGAGGAAGGAGACTTCTTATTCGTGGATCCGCCCTATACCGTTAAGCACAACATGAACGGCTTTGTGAAATACAATGAGAACATCTTCACCTGGGCGGATCAGGTGCGCCTCAGGGATGCCGTTGCACGTGCGGTGGAGCGAGGCGCTGCAGTCGTCGTGACGAATGCGGACCATGCATCAGTGCTTGAGCTGTACGAAGGCGTCGCTGAGTACAAGAAGATGCCGCGGTCCAGCGTCTTGGCGGGCCCGGCAGATCGTCGGGGGAAGACGACCGAGGCGCTGTTCTCCGCAAACTTCTGACCGCGAGCGCCCACGTTGGAAGGCTACGCCGCCTCCAGCTTTACGCTGACGGCATACCCACGATCCTTAGAGAGGTTGTGGGAGACCTCCTCGACCAGCCACGCTACCGCGTCGAGCTCTGACCGGAAGCCCGCGGTGGCGACCCGTCGCTCCGGGTAGAGATCCGCGCGGCCGAGCGCGAGCGTCAGCTCCAGGCTGCGCGGCTGTCGGCCGGCGCGCGCGCGGGCGGTGGTGGCGGCTCCGCGCGCGGCCGCCTCGCTCGGGTAGACCTTGCGCAGCCGCTTGGCGCCCTCCGCGTCGCCGACGGTGACGCTCTCCCGCTTCGCGCCCTTGCGGTCATGCCAGCTGGCGGTGATGCCGGTCGCCTCCTCGCGCTTCTCGATGCGGAAGCGGTGGCTGTCGCCCTCGCGCCGGTGGAGGGTGAGGGAAGGGATCGCGCCGCCGGTGGGCGTCACGCCAGCGCCCTTGCGGCTGAAGATCAGCAGGCCCTGCTTGATGGTGGCGACCGCATCATGCTCGCGGCCGAGGCGGCGCAGGAAGGCGAGGTCGCTCTCCCGGCTCTGTGCGAGCGCGGGCACGGCAATGGCGGCGAGCGCTGGCGCGATGCGCGCGGTGAGCCCGTTGCGGCCGGCGAGCGCGGAAACGACGGCGCCCAGCGTGGTATCGTGCCAGCTATGCTCGCGCCGGGTGGTGAGCGCGCTGGTGAAGTCGGCGGCATGGGCGCGGATGGTGACGATGTCGGGCGGGCCGCTGTGCTCGACCTCGTCGACCACGAAGCTGCCCTTGTCGACCAGGCCGGGCTGCACGTCGGCGCCGGACAGCCAGCCCAACTGCACGCGCAGGGTCGCGCCGGCTGCGGGCAGAGGGATGTCACCGCGGCTGTCCTCGAGCACCAGGTCGAGCTGGTCGGCTTCGTCCCCGCGCTTCTCGGTGATCGACAGCGACATCAGCCGCGGGCGCAGCTTGTCGGTGAGGTCACGCTGGCCCAGGTGCACGCGGAAATCGGGGATGTTGTTGCGCAGCTTCATGCCCGCGGCTCCACGTCGACGCGCAGCAAATCGAGGCTGAAGTCGATGCGCAGCGGGGTGCCGTCCGGCAGGATGGCTTTGTGCTTCTCGTCCAGCGCGGTGATGACGAAGGCGCCGTAGATATAGCCGGCACCGTCGACCAGCGAGCGCGCTTCGCCGGCGTCCGCCATGCGGCGCAGCTCGTCGAGCGAGGCGCGACCCTCGCACAGCTCTGCATAGGCGGTGCCCGACAGGCTGATGGTGTCGTCGCCCGGGCCGGTGAACTGCGTCGCGTCGCGCGCGCCGACGCGCGGATTGCGGGCGTGACGCCAGTCGGTGCGGCGCTGCAGCTCATCATAGGCGAGCGTTGGCAGGTCGAAGGGGAACATGCCCAGGGCCATCAGCATGGTTATTCCTCCCAGCCTTCGGAGCGGGTGAAGCTGGAGCGGTTGCGCGCCTGGGCGGCGCTCTCGCGCCGGTCGAGTTCGGCGGCGACCGCCCGTGCGATGTCCTGCGGCGACTGCTGCGGCGTCGGGTAGATCTGGATGGTGACGCTGCTGAGCGCCGCGGGCGAAAAGGTGCCGGCACTGCTAGGGGGGGCCTGAGCAGTGCCGGCGGCCATCGCGGGAACGGTCAGGCCCGTGGAGACGGCCCCGACGACTCGGCGCGACAGCTTCTCTAGGCGCGCAATGGGAGCATGCTCCGCCTCACCGATCCCATTGGCAAGGCCGGTCATCATGTGGCCGCCGAGCGCCATGAAGACACGACTGGGCGAATGGATGCCGAGCTTCGCCTTGAACCAATCGACGGCCGACTGCGCCATGCCGTTGATGCCGCCGCGCAGGAAGCCGAACATCTGGCGCATGCCGCTGACGAAGCCGCGGACGGTGTTGACGCCGAACTGCACCGCCAGGCGCGGAAGCAGCAGCAGCCCGTTCCAGACCACCGCCTTGATCGCACCCATCAGCATGCCGAACAGCCCCGGCGCCGCACCAATCCCCCAGGCAACGCCGGCGGAAAGCGCACCCCACAGCTTCGGCATCAGCGCCGACCCGATCGACCACAGCGCCCCCAATGCCGCGCCGCCCCAGCGGAACAGCATGGCGAGGACGCCCCAAAGGCCGCCATCAAAGGCGGTGCTGATGTCGGCCCAGGCAGTCGCGGAGATCGACTTCACCGACGCCCAGAGGCCGGAGAACCAGGCGGAGATCCCGCCCCAATTCGAATAGAGCAGGTAGGCGGCACCGGCGAGCAGCGCGATCCCGGCGATGACGGCGGCGACGATGCCGATCATCGGCAGCATGGCGATGTTGAAGGCTCCGGCAACGAAGGTCAGCGCCGCGAAGGGCGCGAGGATGCCGGCGATCGCGATGGCGCCGCCGCCCAGCACCAGGAACAGCGCGGCGAGGACGCCGGCGGCAATAGCGGCACCCTTGGCGAGCTGGGGGTTGGCCTCGGCCCAGGCGTTCGCGCGCTCGAGGAACGCGGACGCCCTGTCTGAAAGCGCGTTGATGGTGGGCATCAGCATGCCGCCAAGGGTGCGGGACAGCCGCTGGCTGGTGATCGTCCAGCGCTTCGTCTTCTCGGCGCTGTCGTTCAGCCGGTCGGCGAAGTCGGTGTCCGTGGTGCCCTTGGCACCCATCGCCTCGGCGCGGATCCGGCGATATTCCTCCATGTTCTGGATCAGCGGTCGCAGGCCCTGCTGCACCTGGGCGTCTTCGAACAGGTAGCCGAGCTTCGACAGGTCGCCCTTGAGCGTCTTGTTCGTCAGCTCCGAGATCGCCTCAATCGGGGTCTTGCCCTCGGCGTAGAGCTTCTTCAGCGAGTTGGGCAGATCGACGCCCATCTTCTTGAAGGCGCGCACCGTGGCAGGCGACGTGATCTTCTGAAGGATGTTGTTGAGGTTGCCGGCAGCGGTGGCGCTGTCGCCCGCGCCCTTGCGGACGATCTGCAGCGCCGCCGACAGGTCGCCGCCGGCGGCAACACCCGTCTGCCCCAGCCCCTGGTAGGCGGCCGTCAGCGTTGGGAAATAGGCGGCCATGTCCTTGACCTCGAAGGCGCCCGACTTGCCCGCCTGCGCCATGACGTCGATCATGCGGGCGGTGTCCTCGAGCGGCACCTTGAGGTTGTCGTGGGCAGCGAAGGACGCCGACGCGAGATCCGCGATCTCGGCCTTGTAGGCGGTGGCCGCGCGTCCGATCGGCGTCATCATCTCCACGGCCTGGCGCGGGTCGAGGCCGAAGCCCGCCAGCACGTCGACGCCCTGCTGCAGCGCCTCGGGCAGCTGGTTGGCCTTGCTGGCCGCGACCAGGAGGTTGCGGCCCATCTGGGCGGATGCCTCACGCGACAGGTCGGCCTTCTGGCCGATGTCGGTCATGACGGATTCGTAGGTCTGCGCGTCCCCGATCGCGGCGATCAGGGGGCGGCCGAGCGCCATGCCGGTAGCGATGCCGGAGGCGCCGCTGGCAGCAAGGCCAACGGCTGCGCCCTGGACGCGACCGAAGCCGTCGCGCGCGCGGGCCATGCGCTGTGAACGGCCGGTGGCAGCCTGCAGGCGGCGTTCCTGCTCGGCTAGCTCTTCATTGGTGGCGCGGGCCTGCTGGCGCAGATCGCGTTCGTGGCGGGCGAGATCATTGGTGGCGACGCCGGCGGCGCGCAGGCGGTCGCGCAGCTCCTGCAGGCGGCGACTCTCGCTCTCGTGCTGCTGCCCGAGCTGCTGCGCCTCGCGCTTCGCGCGCGCGAAGTCGGCCGCCAGTTTCTTCGTCGGACTGTCGGTGGCCTGCATCTCGCGCGCGAGTTGACCGACGCGCGTTTGTGCGGCCTGCATTGCCTGTTCGGTGGTCCGGAGCCCCGCCTTCAGCTCCCGGAAGTCGCCGACGTCCTGTTGTGCCCGGCCGATCTCCTTCAGCCGGTCGCGCGTGATCTTGAGCGCCTGGCCGGCGCGAGTCGAGCCGCCGGCAATGTCGCGCAGCGGCCGGGTGACCCGGTCGCTCGCCTCGAGCAGCATGCGGATGCGCAGGTTGCGGTCGGCCACCGGGTCACTCCTTGGCGTTGTGGCGTTTGGCGGCGCGCTCGCGCCACTCCATCAGTTCGGGCAGGCTCATCACGTCCATGTCCGCCGGCACCCATCCGAAGACGAGCGCCAGGTCGGCCATGGCGTCTTCTACTCGGTCGGGGAGACCGCCTCCTTCGCGGCAGTCGGCAGCAAAAAATCCATGACCTCGCCGCCGAACTGCATCAGGTCGGCCGGGTCCATCTCGCCGAACACCTGCTTGGTGAGGACGGGGCTGGTGATGCGCGGAGCGAGGCGCTCGAGCTGATTATAGTCGAGCTGGCTGAGGCCCATCAGGGTGAGGCCGCGCATCTCACCGGCACCCGGCTTTCGCACGGTGATTTCAGTGCCGGCGGCGTGGAGCACCTCACCGGCTACAACGATCTCGTGATCGAGCTTGAACTTGCGGAGCTTGGAATTGGCCGCGGGCGCGGAAGTCTGGTCGGTCATGGTCGGTTCCTAGGAGCGGGAGAAAGGCCGGCGCCGGCGAACCGGCGCCGGAGGGATCAGCCGAGGCCGATCGCGGCGCGGTGCGGCGCCATCAGGTCGACGCCGTCGACGATCTCGATCATGTTGATCGGGTCGGCCTCGATCACGATGCTGCCGTTCCAGACGAGCTTGTAGTAGGCGACCGCCATCTTCGCCTTCATCTCGGTATCCTCGCCGGGCTTGCTCTCGCCCATGTCGATCTCTTCGTATCGACCGCGCAGCACGACCTCGACCGACGTGATCTCGCCGGTGTCGTCGTTCTCGTAGGATCCGGCGAAGCGGAGCGCGACGCCGGCGATCGAGGCGCCGTAGCCGCGCAGCACGTCCCGGACCACGCCGGCGCAGGTGAACTCGGCCTCGAGGGCTTCGCCGCCCATGTCGGTCTTCACCGGGCGGCCCATGCCGCCGCCGCGATACTCATCGAGCTTGCGGGTGAGTTTGGGAAGGGTGACCGACGCCGTTTCGTCGACCCAGCGGCCGTCGATGAACAGCGCCATCTGCTTAAGCTTGCGGGGGAAGCCCATGGTGGTTCTCCAAATCTAGGGGCGTGGTGGCGATCAGCCGGCTGTGGCGAGGCTGGAGAAGTCGGCGAGGAACTCGTCGGTGATCTCCTGCACCAGGCCGAGCTGCTCGAGCGGCGGCGTGGGCGTGTAGCGGTAGGAGATGGCGAGCTTGCCGACCTTGAGGCTTTCGGCCGGGTTGCGGCTCGGATCGTACCAGGCCTCGGCGCCGAGGATCTGGCCGGCCGACTTCATCTGGCGGAACGCGGCGTTGATCTCCTCGACGATGTCGCGCGCGAGGCTGGGCAGCAGCGGCCGGTCGATCGCCCAGACCAGCCCGTTTGCCATGGTGTCGGCGATGATGTGGGCGGTGCGGGTTGCGCTTTCGAAGGCGAAGTTGGCGTCGGCCGAGCAGGTGCGCGAGCCCCAGAAGCGCAGCTGGCCGTTAAGCCGCACCAGCGTCGTGACGTCATGGGCGTTGAGCCGGTTGGCGTCGCACTCCGGATCCTGCAGGTCGAAGGCGATGTCGCGGGTGATGCCGACGACGTCCGCAACCGGCACGTTCGACAACGTCTTGTTCCAGCCCTGCGTCTTGTCGAGGGCGGCGCGCAGGCCCATCGCATGGGCAACGGCGTAGCTGGTCACGATCTCGCCGGCGGTGCGGACGGTGAAGTCCGGGTGGATGAGCATCAGCGCGCGCGAGGTGAAGGCGCCGCGATAGGCGATGACAGTTTCGACATCGTCGCCCTCGGCCCGTGCATAGGCGATGGCGCGCAGCCGGTCGCCCAGGTCGCCCAGCGCCTCGGCAACATCGGCATCGTCGAGGCCGGGAGCGCCGAGGATGCGCGGCTTCACGCCGAGCTGCGCCTCGGCCGCAAGCATCGCCTGCATGCCGGTGCGGCAGCCCGCGACGTCGGTGCCGATGACGTTCAGCGAGGTGGCGTCCGGGTCGGCAGCATCGGCGACGCGCACGACGATGACGGGCGCGCGCACCTGGGCGAGGATCGCCTCGAGGGAATCCTTGAGCGTCCCGGTGGCACCGGCCTTGGCGATGGCCGCGGGCAGATCCTCCACCAGCACCGGGCGGTCGAGTGGGAACGCGGCGGCGTCGGCGGCGGGGCCGGTCGCGATCAGGCCGATCACGGCGGTGGCGATCGTCGAGATCGTGCGCCGGGCGGTGGTGGTTTCGGAGACGGTGATGCCGTGGCGGTATTCAGCAGGGGCGGCCATGGTGGATCCTTTCAGGCGGCGCGGACGGGAATGGTGAGCGACAGGGAGGAAGCGGCGGCCGCGGTGTCGGTGCGGGTGCCCTGCAGCGTCAGCACCGCGCTGCCGGGCTGTTCGGCCGCCACGAAGGTGACGCGGGAGAGCGCGATGCGCGGCTCATGGCGGCGCAGCGCGTCGGCGGTGGCGGCGTAGATCAGCACGCGGGTGCGGGCGTTGAGGGGCTGGTCGAGCAGCTCCGGCAGACGCGAGCCGAAGTCGCGCCGGCCGACGCGTGAGCCCAGCGGCGTGCCCAGGATCTTGCCGACCGACTGCTCGAGGTGCTCGGCGCCGGAGAGCTGCTCGCCGGTGAGCGCGTCCATGCCGATCATTGAGGCGCTCCGGAAATGCCGGTGCCGGGCTGCACCTTGAGGTGCACGTGATCCTTGAGGCTCTTGCCGGCGGCGACGACGTCCTCGGTGGCGGTGAGCGTGCCTTCGATCGTGACCGGGCCGCGGATGGTCAGGCCACCAGGCGCGTCGATGATGGCCGTGCCGCCGGCGGCGAGGATCGCCTCGAGCGCATGAGCAGCCGGATCGTAGCGTAGGCGGGTGCCGTCTTCGAACGTCACCAGCCACGCGTCGTCATCGGCAGGCGCGGGGTTCGCGTCTGAGAAAATTCCCGGCAGCACCAGGCCGCCCGCGGCATCCCCTTCGGGACAGATCAGCAAGCACTGCTCGCCGATGCTTGGGGGCGACCAGACACGCGCGCCGCCGGCTCGGCCGGAGATCCATGGCAGGTCGCCGGTGACCAGGTCGCCGACCTGCAGCCGGCAGGTATCGCCGCTGCGCGCAACGACGACGCCCACGCGCGCAATGTCGCCGATAAGGCGGGTAAGGTCGGGAGTATCGCCCATGCAGGCGACCTTGGCGCGAGCCGCTATGCTTCGCGCGTTCCCGCTCTTGTAGAGACGCTCTCTACAAGAGCGGGATTTGCTTTGCGTTTACCTTCCGACCTGAAGCACCAGGTAAGCGTGGTTCCCGGCAGCGTTCACGTTCACGGTGACACTGCCGGCCGCCAGCGTGCCGAGCAGCGCGGCGTTGCGCTTGTCGGCAACCGAGAGGCTGCGGCCGACCAGATCGGCCGGAAGGGCGATCTGGTCGATACCGCTGAAGTCGGTCCAGTCGATGTAAACCGTCGCCTCGTGGTCGGAGTGGCGGACGGTGCAGACGGTCGGCCGGCCTGCCTTGCGGGGCAGGACGTGGCGGAAACCGATGACCTCGTAGACCTCGCCGGGCTGGGCGGTGAACGCGCCCTTATCGAGCACGCGGAAGTAGAGCTTGCCCGTGTTGCCGCGGATCTCCAGCGCCTTGGTAGAGAGGCGCGCGCGCCGCACGCCATAGGCGGCGTCGCCGATCGGCAGCAGGCCGGCCGCGAAGACGTAGTTGTCCCAGACAGACAGGACCCGGTGCGCGTATTCCCCGGCAACCTGCAGCCTGGCGCTGGTGAAGAAGATGGACGGCATCCCGCTTGCTGCCAGGGTGCGGTTCGCGGCAACGCCACGGCCATAGTCGAGGGTCTCGCCGTCATAGACGAAGGGCTCGGCACCGGGCACCTGGTACGTCTTGGGGGCGCCGACCATCCCCACCTGCACACCCATCAGATCGGTGACGAGGGTCGGCTTGAGGATGACCCACGATCGCGAGATCGTCAGCTGGCCGTCACAGTCGAAGCGGTACGTGGTCACCATGCGGTAGAGCCCGGCGCCCTGGGGCTGGTGACCGCCACGCGCGCCGCCATTGGCAATCCACCAGTCGATGATCGTCTGGCGCGCGAGGATGTCGCACACCTCCACGAACTGGACGCTGCGGGTATAGGCGAACCTCCCCGCCCGCTCTGTCACGGGCACGCCGTCGACAAAGCACCCGATGCTGTAGTTGCCGTGCGGCGGATACCATTGCAGACCGGTCACGAGTGTGACCGTGAAGTTGCCGGTCGCGTGCGCGTAGGTGCCGACCGGCGGCGCCGTGTTCGCCAGGCGCGTGGCGAGCAGCAGGACGCTGGCACTCTCGACCTTCACGATGACGTATTCCACGCCACCCAGCGTTGCGATGTTCCCTTCGTCCGCTGCAGTCTTGCCGTGCCCGGACGCGGTACAGCGGCCGAACGTATAGCCGTGGTTGCCGCCGAGCGTGGTGCCCTCGGTATGATCCGGCGCGATGTCATCATCCCCGGAGCGCAGCTCCACCCCGTCCACAAACTGACCGACCAGGTTGAGGCGGCACGGATTGCTGGCGATGTTCACCTCGGGGAACGGCACGAAGGTGTTGCGGATCTTGTGCCCGGAACGCGTGCTTTCGACATAGGCTACCCCGGCGCCGTTCAGCGACAGCACAGAGAGGTCCGTTGCCGGCTGTGAGCCGCGTCCCGAGATAGCCAACGCATAGTTGCGCGCCTGATTGCGCGCCTTGTCTGCCAGGAAGACCTGCCGAACCGCCTCGTCAGGGTCGATCGCGGTGGCAGACAGGAAGATGACGAACCCGGTCGCAAAACGGGTGTTGTCGGCCGCCACTACGGGCGTGCCAACGATCAACCGTTTCGTGCCGGCGGCGGTGATCTGCCCCCGCATCCAAACGAATTGCAGCTTCGGGGACAGCGTGACGATGCCGTTGCTCTGCCCGGCGACCTGCGTCAGCACTCCGGCGTCGCTCTCCTGAAAGAGCGTTGCGCCTGCAGCCGTCAGCAGATTGGCGGGGTTCTCGGAGTAGAGGAAGAAGCCGCCGAAGGCATTTTGCCCGGTGAGATCGACCGTGCCCGGATACCGCGCATAGTCATTGCCACCCGTCCGCCACTGCACACCACGCGAGTAGCCGCGCGCCGTGAGCTGGGGCTGCGCGAGATCGACGGCAGACGATCCGCTGCGCATCTCCACGTCGCCGCCGACGAAGTCGCCGCCCGGCAGGACGTTGATCCAGGATGTCCGCAGCGTGTCGTTGAGCGCCGTCTTTGCCAGGGCGGAAGGATCCGACAACAGGACCGGATCAAGCTTGTCATAGAAGAAGTTTGCGCTGCTAAGCGGCCACTTCGAAATGCCGTACGTGATGCCGGTGATGTAATCGCTCACCGCCCGCTGATTAAGAGCGCGGCCGATTCCCAGAAAAGCTGTGCCCGCCGGGATCACGCCGACCGCTGCACAGCGATACACGTAATAGTCAGCGCCGGTTTCAATCAGCTCCTGTTCGTAGGCCAAGCCACCCGCGATGATCGCATTGGCGTCATCCAAGAACGCGCTGCGCTGAAACGAATTCGGAAGCGCGGCTGCAGATCGAACGTAGAACGACATGTAGGCGTTTTTGCCGATGTCCACGGGGGCCACCGGAACCCGAACCATCGTGACCAGGGACGCCGTGCCGACACTGTTCCAAATGCCATTCACAGCGCCCAGCGCAACGAGCGCGGGCGACGTAACCGGGACCAGGGCTGGTGTGCCCGAGCGGGTGTTAGGCAGCACGCCATCGGCGAAGCTCGGCTGCGGATAGCTGTTGGGGAAGCGGATCGGCTTCAGGCCGCCGGTCGCCTGCTGTGCCGCCGCTTCGGCACGAGCGACCGAGGGTGCGGCTGCGGCCTCCACCAGCGGACGGAAGCGGGCGCCGCGGGTGGCGCCGGTGGCGTCGATGACCGGCAGGCGTTCGTCGCCAGTGGGCTGCTCGAGTGCGGGCAGCTGAGAGATTTTGGCCATGGCTTAGCGTCCAATGACGAGGAGGTTGATGCCGTCGATGCGGCGGTCGTTCTGGTCGTCCGCCTGCACCTGGACGAGGCAGGAGGTGCGTCCCGGCTCGCCGCACAGCTGGGTGCCGCCGTCGCGGACGTTGCTGGGAGCGGAAATGTAGGCGACCGGCAGGGCGAAGATGCACCTGTCGGGAAAGGCGACCGGATACTGGATGGTGACCAGGGGCTCATCGACCAGCAGCGCGCGATAGTTGATCAGCTGGACGATCCATCCGCCGGGCAGGACGATGAGGTTGTCTCCACTGCCGAACAGCGCCTGCATGTCGCCGAACGCTTTCGGCGTGACCGCGACGTTGCCGGCCATCGCGTTGAGCAGCTGCTCGGGCGTGGCCGGGGGAACCGAGATCGTCACGTCGGTGGCGAGCGCGTTGCCGCCAAGCGCCAGGCCATCGGTGTTGATGCGCCGGGTGAGCGGCACGCGCGCGAGGATGGAGGAAAGCACATTGGCGATACTCGCCGGCGTTAGCGCCTTGGTGGCGAGCGTGCCCGCGTCTGCCTCGGCCGCACTCGCTGCCTCGACGGTGATGGTGCGGTCGGCGGTGAGATCGCCGCCGCCGGTGGCGAGGCCGGCGCCGGTGATGCGGCGGCCGAGCAGGCCGGCAGTCCAGCTGGTGAGTCGCTGCGCGAGCGTCTTGGGCGTGACGATCCGCTCGCCATCGGTGCCGGCGTCGACCTCGTCCTGCGTCGCCAGCTCGGCCACGCCGCGGGTGGCGGTGGTCGCCGGCGGGTTGAGGAAGTTGGTATTGCCGAACGTCAGCTGCTCGACGTTGCCGGTCGGGAAAGCGATGTCGATGGCGAGGTGCATGTCGGAGAGCGCCGACTTCTCAAACAGCGGCTCTGCCTGCGCATAGGACGCGAACAGCGTGCCATCCGCGAGGAACAGGCCGAAGCCGCGCACCTGGTAGGCGCTCGGTTCGCTATCCCGCACAACCATGTGCACGACGTTGTCGCCAATTGCCTCGCCCGAGATCGTCGACACGCGGCCGAACTCCCCCGGCAGGGCGGTAAGCGTCGGCGCCGCCACGAACACCGTGTTCGTCAGGCCAACCTCGCTGATGGAGAGGTCGATGTCGTCGTCGACCTGCGCCGCGGTGAAGCGAGCATGGCCCGCCTGGGTGATGGTGAGGGCGAGCTTGCTCATGGGGCGGTGTCCAGAAAGGCGCCGGCTTCGTCCTGCAGCGGCTCGCCATCCTCAGTCTGGAGGTAGGCGGCCCAGGCCGGCGAGGTGTCGATGTTGGCGGCCATCTCCGCGCGAGTGGCGCCGGCGAGCCGGGCCACGCCTTGGATGCCGATCGCGCCCTCAAGCACGAGGCTCTGCACCAGGCGGAAGTGCTCGCGCGCGGGCTTCACGCGGCCGACCTCGCGGATGATGGCTTCGGCAAAGGCGGCGGTGGCGCGGCGGCCGCCGGGCTCCACGCCGTCGCCCGCGATCGGGAGGCGGATCTCAAAGGTGTGCGGATCCGCTCTGGGCGTCGCCTGGTGCCACTCCACCAGCTCGAGCAATTGATCGAAGCGGCCGAGCACCGATTTCACGGAAGCGGGCGTGCCCTTGGTGTAGTGGAGCGCGATCGAGCCGGCGACGGCATCCCGCTTGGCCTGCTCGCTCCACTCGGCATCCCAGCTATCGACGGACAGTCCCCAGGCGAGCCACGGCAGCATCTCGACCGGGCAGCGCTGCGGATCCCACAGCAGGTCGAGCGGGTACGGCACCTCACCCAGGCGCGCGACGCCCTGCTCGAGCGCGCGCTCAAGCGGCGTCGAGTTGGGCGGCAGCAGCGAGACGCGCTCAGTGGTCATAGCCACCGTGCGTCAGCGTGATCTTGGTGCAGTATGCCGCCTGGGTGGCATCGCAGACGACATCGGCGGCGGGCGACAGGATGTCGACGCGCATGACACCCGAGACATGCAACGCGGCGTAGATGCCCGAGCGGGTGATGTCGCGGCCGAGCAGGCGGCTGCGGGCGAGATAGCCGTCAAGCGATGCGCGGGCGGCCGACAGCACCAGGTCGACGTCGGGGCCGCTGAAGGTGACGAGCCGCGCCGCTAGCTCGAAGTGCCGGATATCGGCCGAGGCAACGGTGACCAGGTCGCCGAGCGGACGCACGCTGTCGCTGTTCACGACGGAGGCTACCTTTGCGAGCAGATCGGCGGGCGCGGTGCCGTCGCCATCGCGGGCGAGCACCGACACCAGCACCTCCCCGGGCGCGGGCGAAGTGGCGCTGGCGTCGCGCACGCCACCGTCGGCGGACGTGGCGTGGAAGACATAAGCGAGTTCGGGGCCGGCGACGGAGAACCCTTCCGGGCCGAGGGTGATACGCTGCCGCAGTGCCGCATCGCTCTCGAGCTTGGGCGGGATGCCGCGGGCGGGATCGCCTTCGTCAATCGTGAGCCGCTGGACGCGTACGAGGGCCGCCAGCTGGTCGAGGTTCGAGCCGGTTGCCGACGCCACCATCAGCTGGCGTGCGGCGTCGTTTACGGCCGTCCGGTGCAGCTGCAGGTGATAGGCGGCGACCTGCAGGACGATCACGGCGGGGTCGGAATCGACCGTGGCGTCGAAGGCTGGGAGCAGCGCCTTCACGTCCGCGACCATGCGCGCGAGGACATCGTCGAACGGAAGCTGCTCAATCAGATCCGGCGCGGGGAGGCTGGACAGGTCAAGCGTGGAGGCGGTGCTGGCGGCCATGCCGCCATGTCGCGGGCGCGGTACCGGTCGGGCTAGACGCGCAGGCTTGTGGAGACGCTCTCCACAAGAGCCGGATTAGGTCGTAGGCTCATTAAGGCGACTGTCGGGAAACGCCCAGCTTTCGCCATCCAATCTGCACTTTCCCTGCCTTAAAAGCTGCCGTTCGTTCAGCTTGACCGGATGGCGAATATCAGGCGTGCGGTCGACCGCCGGGCTGGGGGCCGTCCCGCGATGTCCGCAAACTGAGGCTCGGCCGCGGTGGCGAGCCTCCGGAGGCGACGACGGTCCTAGAAACTCTCAGGGGGCGGCGATCCCCCGCAGATGTAGGAATGCGGCCAGCGCACCCCACCCGCGATCAGAGCGGCTCCATGAGCCCCTTCGATGCCGGGGCCGCGAGGAACCGCGTGAGTCCCCCTCCGTCACGCGACGCCAGCACGACGACCCTGCGCTCGGCGCGGCTGAGACCCAGGTAGAGTTCGGACAAGAACCGGCGCTCCGCCGCGCCGCTGTACGCGCCGTCGGGTACCAGGTCGGCGTTCGCGTCTATGAGGACCACCGTGTCGAACTGAAGGCCCGCCACGTACTCCGGGGTGCTGAACACGATACGCTGGCTGAGGAAACGCAGTCGCTCCACGTCGTCTCTGGAGGAGATGATGAAGATGCTCTTCCTGTTCTGGGCCTGTGCCGGCTCGCGGAGACGGAGGAAGCGATCGTAGTCCATGCAGAGGATCGCGACTTGACCATCGTGTCGGCGAGCTTCGTTCTGGAGCGACTTCGCTGTCGCGATCGCCGTTCCAAAGGTCTCAGCGATATCGGCCACCACCTTGTACTGTGGAAGGGGTCCGCTGGCGAGCATGCTGCCCCCGATCGGTAGAGCCCAGTCGTCCCCCATGTCCAGGGCAGGAACGGCGTCGAGCACGGTCCTGGTCAGACGGGTCAGTTCCGGGGTCGATCGGTAGACATCCAGGAAGTCGACTTTGCCCGGGTTGTGCAGCTGCGCACGTTCGTAGATGCTGGTGCCGCCGCGCGGCTCTTCGCCCTCGATCCCGGCGAACACCTCCCTCGGGCTCTGCCTTGGATCCAGGGCCATGACGACCTTCGGGCTGGCGTCGCCGTCCGCCAGCAGGTTGTGGAAGACTAGGCGCTCCTGGGCGTTGAACAGGTGCATCTCGTCGACAAAGACATAGTCATACCCGTCGACGCTTCGCTTAGCCTCCCAGAAGAAGGTCCGAAGATCGTTTAGGTAGTCGCTGATGATCTGGTCTGTCGCGATCAGCCCGTTCTCCCTCAGATACGATAGGAACGAGCGCCAGAGCGCGAAGACGACCTCGCGGTCCGTCGGCGTTTCCAGCCGCATCATGTACGCCATCCGTCTCACGCGCAGATACCGCTCGCGATCGGTGCCGCGGGCGAGTAGGCCCTCGGCGGCGAACACCCCCCCGAACTCGGACAGCAGGTCCCAGTGGAGATCACGGCGCTCGCGGGTTCCGGCGGCTGCGTCCATGCGAACCGCCAAGCCGGCCGAGCAGCCGCTCCTGTACGCCACCCAGTCGGTTGTCTTGAAGCTGTCGACAAGCTCGGAGATGACCTTCAGCGCCTCCGTGATCCCGGCTTCACTGTCCAAGCCGAGTGGTCGTCGTCCGACCAGCGAGTAGTCGCGCTGCCTGGCCAGTTCCATGAGAGGATAGACGTCGATCGACTTCGCGCCCGGGATGTCGCGGCCGACGCTGCGCACCAGCTCGTCCACCTTGCCCGCCACCGCCCAGCTGTGGGTGAGGAACAGTATGCGGACAGGTCCGTCCGCAGTCTTGGCGACTGTGAGCGCCTTCAACACCATGGAAAGGGTCTTACCCGTGCCAGCGGCACCCCTCACCCGCAGTGGACCGGTGATCTCCCGCTCCAAGACGAAGTTCTTCTGCTCCTTGGACAGGAGTGGGAGCCACTCGTCGTATGCGAAGCCCTTCGCTACCTTGTCGCCGGTCTGCCAGCCGAGCTCCACCGGACCATCGTTCGGAGGAGGAGGTGCCGGTGTGTCGAAGAGCTCCGGGAGCGAGGACAGCGCTCGCTCGTAGGCGTTGGGATCTGGGAAGTGCTGAGCGAGGTCCTGCACGGCCGCCGCCTCCTCCAGATCGTATACGTAGACGTTGCGCGACCCCTGGAAGCCTTCCTCGGCTATGATACGCAGGGTGGAGGCGCCCGAGGCGAAGGCCGAGCTGCGCGATCCCTTACGGTAGGGCATCGAGTTGGGGCTAAGCGCGATCGCCTTATTGAAGCTGCGGAGGCCGAAGCGGACGGAGCGGTCGAACAGGGTCGCATGCTCCTCAACGGGGAGGAGCGGGAGGTTGCGGGATAGCCCGCTGCCCAGCACCAGCAGACGGGACGAGAAGTCGCAAGTCCTGGTCGCGACCAGGATAGAGTCCGGTCCTTCGCGAATGACGAGGTTCTCGAACGCGACCGGCGGCGTCCCCGCGAGCAGGTCGATGGCGGGGAAGTCAGGATGCGAGGCGGCCGGCAGCGCGGCCTCAGTGATGATGATGGTCTTCATGATGGATCCGGTTCCTGGAGGAACAGCTCGGCGGCGCCTTTGCAGCGCGTCTCGTATGATTCCGGCAGACCGATGTCGGTGAAGACGCGGCCGAGCGCCTGGGTCATGGCGTATCGAAATGGAGCGCTGATTCGGGCCACACGTTTGCAGGTCGCCTTCCCGCTGCGGAGCGCGTCAGGCCTAGCGCTTAGCGCTCCCGCTGGCACCTGGCGGATGTGACGCAGGTGGAGAAAGAGGCTGTCTCTTTCGGCGTCGTTCGCCCCGGGCACGCCGGGGATGTGGAATAGATCACCGGGCAGGGAGTTCCAGCTTTTCTGAATGTCGGCGACAATCAGCTGCGGGTTGGTGGCCGAAGCGGGCTTCACCACCGCGTACGCGGACCTGAGCAGCTTCAGGTCTGGCGCTTCCTTCGACATCAAGGTGACGAGCAGCTCCGCCGGTTTGAGCACATTCGCAAGGGTGGCCCGGTCGCCGGGGGCGGTCACACCCATGTCGTCCAGCACGCTATCAGCGCCGGAGCGCTCCAGCCAGCTGCGTATCGCGTCGGCTGATACGTTCGCGGCTCCGCCTCCGGACGCAAGACGGCCCGAAACCCTGCGAGCCGACTTGTCGAGGTGCTGCTGTAGTTCGCCGCCGAACCGCTCGATGCGCCAACGGGCCCAGATGAAGTCGTTGCTGAGCATGGCAGGGACGTAGGAGATGAACCCCCCATGCTTCTCGCGGGCGAGGTCGCAGTCGGCCGTGACGACCACGCCGTAAGTTCTCCAGGGGCGCTCCGCATCGACCCACTCGAACACGTCTCCCTGGGAGACCGCGTCTAAATCCTCCAGCTCCTCGAACTCGTGCATAGTCACCGCCGATAGTCCCCGATCGACGCCTGGCATAGCCTCAGAATCTGACCCGGCCCAGTGACGAAGAATCCTAAAGCGTTTGCTGGAACGGCCTTCCGCCGCTCCGGTCAGTTTGGCCGGCTTGGCATGCAGATCAAGAACTCGCCGTCTGGCCAGATGAACGGCAGTTCTTAGTGTATCGGGAGCACAGACCAATCGTCCGTCCTCGGGCACGTCGCAGCGGGCGGCAGCTCGGTGAACAGACGTCCGCTTACTCTATCTAGGCGCTCGAAGGCGGACCGGCCGCACTCCACCCACAATCGGCCGTTCAGCGCTCGATCTAGGAGCAGTCGTTTATGGGTTCACGACCTGCCGGAGGCGAGCTGCTCGAAAAGTAGATCGAGGATTCGCGTGCGATCCGCCTCCGTCACCCCGAGGATCGAGCGCCTGGCATAGCGAACCGGCTTCGCCTTCGGCGACGGCCGATCCATGCCGCCTTCCTGGTGGATGCTCGCAACGCGCGCCGCCTGCCCCGCAAACCCAACCCAAGCCTCTGTGTCGGTCGAGCCCGCCTTCAGGATGTCAGGGCCGCGCAGCTTGCGGAACATCGCCTTGCGACGAATGTGGCCGTTGCGACGGAGCTTGCCCGCTCCCTTGTTCTGCTTCTCGGCAGAGACCGGCAGCCAGCTGTCGACCTTGTCCCAGAAGAAGCTGCGCATGCCGCCCGCCTCAATGTCGAAACCGGTCAGCAGCGGGCCGTCGTGTACCCAGCTTTTCATGTAGACCAGGCGCGGTTCGCTCGAGCCTTTCGAGTAGAGGAACTTCACCGCATGGTTGCCCCGGCGGGGCTCGGGCCGCTCCTTGCGTTCCGCAAACGCGCTGCCATCGGGGTTCCTCTGGCGGGCGATGCGGTCTCGCTGAGACTTCTGCAAGGCACGCGAGACCCGGCGCAACGCGCGACGGCGCTCCGCAGCGGAAAGACTGCGCAGAAGCGCGCCGGCCAGCTTCTCGACCTCCTCGAGGTCGTGGTTCACGCCTCGGGCACCAGTGTGGTTTCGGGCACCGCTACGTCGGTAAGCGCGATCTGCGCCAGACGTGCGGCCACGCCGAAGCTGTCCTCGACCGGCGCGTCCGGCACGTAGACCAGTGCACCGCCCTGGATCCGCACGCGCTCGGACAGATCGAGGTCGATCGAGACGTCGGCGCGGTCGCCGTCGAGGATCTCGGTCTCGAAGGTGAAGGGCTCGTGCGGATCCTTGGCAAGCAGATCCGGCTCGTTGGCCGCGATCCACGCGAGCAGCGGCACCATCAGGCCGTTGACGTCGCCGGCATAGTCCTGCGCCACGATGTTGAGGCTGTAGCGATACGCGAACGACAGCGAGGCGGTCGGCCGGCAGACGAGCCGCCCCTTGTCGACGAACAGGTCGAGCTTGGTCGGATCGGCCGCGAGCGCGGGCACGCTGGCGAGCAGGTGCTGCCGCAGCGCCTGGGGCTTTTTCACCGGCACGCCTCCGGATCGTGCCAGCGGATCAGCCGCACCAGCTGGTCGCCACGTGCGCGAAAGGCACGGGCGAGACGGATTGCGGCCGCACGGACGCCGTCCGGCATCTGCGCCTCGGCATCGAGCGGGAAGCCGGCCGGAGCCTCCGGGCAGGCGAGCAGATCGGCGGGCGGCGTGTCCTTCACCGGGACCGCAACCGGCACTGGCGTCGCAACCGGCACCTCAACGGCGCGGCGCGCGCAGCCCGGCAACGTCGTTGAGAGCAGTAAACCAAGGGCGATCGACGCGGTTCGTGGCGGAAGCTTCAGCATCGGCGGTCTCCATGCGCAGGGCGGCGTCGCGCGCGGCCTCCGCGGCGGTACGGGCAAGGGCAGAGTCGGTGGCGGCCTTGGTCTCGCGGGCGCGCATGGCGTCGGCGAGCAGCTGGGCGGTCTCCTGGTCGGATCGCCCCTTGAAGGCGACGGCGGTGGTGACGGCGGTGCGGCAGCGTTGGCCGCGTTCAAAGGTGACCTTCACAGCCTTGCCGTTGCTGTCGACGCGGTCCTCGGCCGAGCCTTCGAACGGGGCGTCGGCTCCGGCGCAGGTGACCTCGGCCCATTGCACCAGGGCGTCGCGCTCGGCGCGGGTTTCCGCGTACTGCACATAGATCCAGGCGGCCACGGCGCTGACGGCGAGCAGCGTCAGCCACTCACGCGCCGCGCCGATCGCGGCAAACAGCTTTTTCACGGCAGATCCTTTCGGCAGAGGTCGCGCTCGGCACGGCGGCGGTTGGTGAGCCCGCGCACCACACGGCCGCCGGCCTTGTTCCACATCAGGAAGGCGTCGCACGCGCCCGACCAGTCGCCAGCGTTGAAGCGGCGCGCGACGGTGGATCCGCAATAGCCGTTGGTGCCGATATTGTAGGCGAGCGAGATGGCGGCCGCGAGCTGGTTGGGGTGGCCTTTGATCCCCGGCGTACAAGCGAGCACCGGTGTGGCATGTGCCGCAAGCTGGCGATCGGTGCTGTCGGCACATTCGGCCGCGCTGTAGCGACGGCCGACGACGACGTTGCTGGTATCGCCCGAGCATTTGGTCGCCACACCGACGATGTCGCGATAGCCGACGCGCTCGTCGCCTTCCCATCCAACGACGAACGGCGCCACGATCGCGGCGGTGGCGGCACCGACGATCATGAGCAGGCGGGACTTGGGCGCGGACGCGCGCGTGGCGGTGTCGCTCACTTCGGATCCTTTCGGGCAGGGAGGAAGCGGTCGCGGAGCGCCGCGGGCAGTCCGCCGGCGACATCGGCCGCGGCAGCGATGAAGCGCGGAGTCGACTTGTAGGCGATCATCCCAGCGGTGAAGCCGATGCCCTGCAGCACGAAGGGATTGAGATCGACGGTGGCGCCAAGCGCGCGGGTGACGAAGAACGACACGACGGTGCCGGCTGCGAGCTGGGTGAAGCGTTCCGCCCAGCTGAGCCCCTTCTCATGCGCCAAGCCGACAGCCGAACCGATCGCGCCAGGCGCAAGGCCGACGACGAACGTCTGGGCGATTTCGAGCCATTCGTGCGGGATCTTCATGCGGTCAGTCCCACAGCTGGAGGAGTTTGACGGTAGCGGGCGCCGCAATGGCGACAGCAGGCACCAGCACGGGCGTTCCGACCGGGAGCACCGGCCCGAGCGCGGCAAGGCCGGGGTTCGCGGCGAGAACGGCGTTGATCGCTTCAGGGCCGAGACCGCAGTCACGGTGCAGCAGCAGGTCGAGCGTGTCGTCCTGCTGCGCGTGGAGGGTGTCCGCCATCAGATCAGCTCGACGTCGGTGCGGGACCGGGCGAGGATGTCGCGCACGGCATGGATGGAATCGCGGCGCAGCTCGCCGATCGACGGCTGCACCGCGTCGGCATCGCGCTGGCCCGCGCCGGTGAAGTCGACGTCGCGATAGCGCTCGACTAGGTCGGCCTTGGCGTACGCGGCGACCGCGCGCTGGTAGAGCAGCACATAGCGGCTCTGGCCGTCGATCTTGGGCGCAGGCACTTGGGCAAGGCTGGCATAGCCGTCCGCCAGCTGGCGCGCCTGCCAATCGGCCAGCTCGTTGCCTACGGTGATGATGGCGGCGACGATCGCGGCGCGCAGCCGCGGCCCCGTGATGCTGTCGGGGATCCGCTGCTCGTTCTTGACCGCGGCCGGATCGACGTCGGGAAGCCAGCCATCGTTGGTTACGACCTCGGGGGTCGCATCGGTGGCGCTGACGCCGTTGAAGCTGAAGCCGCTCATGGGCCGTGGATCTCCAATGTTATCGGGGGTGGGGATCGGAGGAGCGCGGCCCTCAGCCCAAAGGCCCTCCCGCGTCTTGCGATCCGTCCCCGAGCGCCGGGGGCGAGCTTGGTTAGCCGGTGGTGCCGGCGGGATCGGGTTGCGCCGCGGCTGCCGCCAGCGCCTTCTTGATGGTGCGGATGGTCGTTTTCACCCCGACGCGGTCGTTGAGCTTCTGAGCTGCCTCGAGCGCGGCGAGCGCGCGCTGCTGCAGCGCCAGCGTGTAGGTGTCGGCGTTCGCCGGGTGCCGCGCGGTGCGGTCCAGTTCGCAGCCGATCGCCTTCATCAGCTTGGCGCGGACCTGGTCGTGCATGTCGATGCCCTCGACCATCGCCTCGACCTGCTCGAGCACGGCAAGGTCGAAGGGTTCGCCGGCAGCCTGCGCCTTGATGGCGGCTTCGGCGATCTCCTCGACAATCAGCGTCGGTGCGTCGCGCTCGTAGCGGCTCGGCAGTGCTACACGGTGGCGCAGCACATGCTCGGCGAGCGTGAGCGCGTCGGCATAGTCACCGACGTCGATCAACCAGATCATGACGGTGGGCAGCACTTCGCCCGAGACGCCAGCGCCTGCCTCGGCCGCGCCGGCGAGCAGGCCCTTCACCCAGGCGGCATATTCCGGCAGCATCTCGCGCTTGGCGGCGATCTTGGCGGCTACCGACTTGGTCTCTTTCAGGCGGCGCTGATCGTGCGTCAGGCGCAGGCCGATCTGGCGGGCCATGGTAGTGGCCGCGCGGTCGACCGGAAGGGGGACAGTCGACCGCGCGGGGGCGTGCCCGCCGCTCGAGGAAACGGCCGCAGCGGTTTGCATGGCCAGGGCACGTGCCTGGTGCTTGCGAGCGAGGCTCATTGCGGGTTCCTTGGAGACGGCAGGCAACTTCGGGGAGGTGGCGTTAGGCGTCCGCGTCGGCGTCAGCTTCGACCGCGGGCGCCGCCTCCATGACGATGTTCTCGTAGACCGCGATCAGGGCGTAATCCTCGACCACATAGGCCTCGTTCACGCTCTCGAAGTTCTCGACCTGGTCGCGCTTCGGGTTGTCGATCAGCGCCCGGCGGCGGGTGCCGTCCTGGTTGTAGATCGACAGGTTGTCATAGGTGGTGATGACGACGGTTCCGGCCGGGAAGTTCGGCACCACGGCCGCCAGCTTGCCGCCGATCTTGTCCTGCAGGAGCAGGACGTCGCGGGCGAGCTGCTCGGTTGCGGTGTCGCCGGCGGCGTTCACCAGCGCGAACTTCTTGTCGTGCACCAGCTCGTCCGAGACGAACACGACCAGGTCGGTGCGGCGGCGGTGCTGTTCGTCGAGCAGCTGCAGCGCGTCGAACACCAGGGCGTCGAGGTTGACGTAATCCGCGGTTCCCTTGGCCGACACGTGGATCACCGGCTTGTGGCCCGGTGCATTTGCGTCACCGCTGTGCTCGCCATCGCTCATGATGCGGGCGGGTGCTTCCTCGCGGGTGTGCTGGATCCAGCCCTTGTTGACGTCCTGCAGGAGCGGGAACGCCTCCCGATCGGTCTGCTTGGCGACGTGGGTGCCGTGCCAACCGATGATCATGCGGTCGATGCCCTGACGCTTCGTGATCGCGTCGCGCACGATGGTCTGGAACTCGGGCTTGTGCGCCCAGGCGTCGAGCTTGGCGTAGGAGATCGCCGTGTCGAAGTTGGTCTGTTCGCAGCGGTAGCGGGTTGCGGTCAGGCCAGTGGGGTCGATCGGCTGACGCTCGCCCTTCGACGTGTCGGTGCGGCCTGCGATCGAGCTGGTGATGCCGACGCCGACCTTTTCGCCTTCCTGCTCGGCGACGGTGACGAAGTTGATCTTCGACAGGAACTCGCTCGAGGCCTGGGTCTTTTCCTCGAGCTTCTGCGCGACCGAGGGTGCGACGGTGAACTTTTCCGCGGCCGAAGGGACGCTGGAGAGGAGCGCGATCTGGCTGACATAGGAGTTGAAGGCGAGGCGGGTGGTGTTGCGCATGGGGGCGGCTCCGGAAGGCGTGGCTGGCTAGGGGCGAAGGTGCGGCGGGATCAGCAGTCGGTGACGATCGAGGTGCCGGCACCGGTGGCGGGTTTGCGGCTGAAGGTGCCGGGCGCCTCGGTGCTCGCAAGCTGCTCCTCGAGCTTGGTGAAGCGGGCGTCGAATGCCGTCTGCGCGTCGGTGACGGGCTTGAGGGCATCAGCCAGCGTCGTGGCGACCTGCGTTCCGAGAGCGGAGATCGCGGCCGAGAAGTTGTCGTTCGCGGGCGTCTTGGGCTCTTCCACGACCGGCGGCTTTTCGTCCGACTTGCCGCCCGTGATGCGCGCAGCTGCGGCCGAGAACATCGCAACGATGCTGTCGGCGATCGTGACGGTTGCAGGCGCGGCTTCGAACTCGATTACCGCCGCTTCGTCAGCCGCTGCGAACACGGTGCCGGGCGCATTACGCGAGAACTTGAGCGCCTCGGTGCCGATGCTCGCCGGGGTGTCGGTGAAGGCGAGCCCGACCATGCCGATCTTGCCGCAGCCCGCATAGCTGTCGGTCAGCTCGACCGAGGGGAACGGCTTCTGGTCGGCCTTGGCGAGTTTCACCAGCTGGTCGTTGCCTTCCACCTGGCAGTAGAGCGCGCGGCGCTTCTCGACCTTGCTGTCGATGGTGAGGTCGACATCGTCGGCCTTGACCGCGATCACGCTTCCATAGCCGTTGAACGGCGGCTCGGGGCTGTAGCCGGCGATATGTTCAATGTTGATGCGAGGCGTGTAGGTCTCGACGTTGAAGGTCTCGACGATCTGGTCGATCATTTCCGGCGTGATCGTGCGGCCGTCGCTGATGGTGTTGCCGGCGACGAAGGCGCGGAAGAACTTGCTCTTGGTGCCCATGGCGGTGCGGTCCTCGTGGGGTCGTTCGGTGCTGCCGGACTGACCGCCGGCTTTTCAGAGCCCCAGACAGGCCGAAAGGCGCCGCGCTTCTCAAGTGAGCGGATTTGTGGAGAGCGTCTCCACAAGAGCGGGCGGGTGATCGGGGGGCAGCGCGCGCGGCAAGGTCGCGCCCGCCATGTCCATTCTCGCCGATCCATCCGCCGTTCCGCCTGAGCGCCAAGCCCGCAGCCTGTACTGGCGCGGGTGGGGCGTGACGCAGATCGCCGACGAGCTGGGCCAGCCCCGCCCCACGGTGGAGAGCTGGCGCCGGCGCGGCGCGTGGGACACGGCGGCGTCGATCACGAAGCTCGAGGACTGTCTCGAGACGCGCTGGATGGCGCTGGTCGCCAAGCAGAAGAAGACCGGCGAGGATTATAAGGAAATCGACCTGCTCGGCCGGCAGGTTGCCGCCCTGGCGAAGGTGCGCCGGTACGAGGCGCCGGGCGGGCACGAGGGTGACCTCAACGACAAGGTCGCCAACCGGAACGTCGGCGAGCGCAAGCCCAAGAAGAAGCCCAACCACTTCACCGCCGAGCAGGCGGAGAAGCTGCGCGAGATCTTCCTCGACCAGCTGTACGGCTATCAGGAGACGTGGTGGGAGAACTTGTCCCGCCGCACGCGGATGATCCTGAAGTCGCGCCAGATCGGCGCGACCTATTACTTTGCCTTCGAAGCGTTGATGGACGCGATCGAGAGCGGGCGGAACCAGATCTTCCTGTCGGCCTCTAAGGCGCAGGCCCACCAGTTCCGCAACTACATCATCGGCTTTGCCAAGCTGGCCGGCGTCGACCTGAAGGGCGACCCGATGCTCATCACGAGCGAGCTGCGCCTCGAGGGCGAGGCGGCGGCCGAGCTCCACTTCCTCGGCACCAACTTCCGCACCGCGCAGGGGCGCTCCGGCAACTTCTATTTCGACGAGTTCTTCTGGGTCCAGGGCTTCGAGGAGCTGAACAAGGTCGCCTCGGGCATGGCGACGCACAAGCGGTGGCGGAAGACGTACTTCTCGACGCCGTCGACCGTTGCGCATCCGGCCTATCCGTACTGGACAGGCGAGCGGCGCAACCGCCGGCGCAAGAAGGAAGACCGGATCGAGATCGACGTCGGCCACGCCGCGCTGAAGGACGGCCGGCTGTGCGAGGACAAGGTCTGGCGCCAGATCGTGACCGTGCAGGACGCGATCGACGGCGGCTTCGACCTCGTCGATCTCGACGAGCTGCGCGACGAATATGCCGACGACGAGTTCGCCAACCTGTTCGGGTGCGTGTTCGTCGACGACAGCCTGTCGGCGTTTAAGTTCAACGACCTGGTCAAGCTCGGCTGCGACAGCCTGGTCGAATGGACGGACTTCGATCCGGAGGCCGCGCGCCCGTTCGGCGAGCGTGCCGTCTGGGCGGGCTACGATCCGCAGAACAGCGAGACCGGCGACAATGCCGCGCTGGTCATCGCCGCGCCGCCGGCGGCGCCCGGCGGATCGTTCCGGATTCTCGAGAAGCACCAGCTGCGCGGGCAAGACTTCGAACAGCAGGCCGAGTTCATCAAGGCGATGCTATCCCGATACAATTGCACGTACCTGGGCATCGACGCGACCGGCGTCGGCGCCGGCGTCTACCAGCTGCTCGCGAAGCTCGACAGCGGGATCAAGGGCGTCACCAAGATCGAATATTCGCTCGAGGTGAAGGCTGGCATGGTGATGAAGGCGCAGAACGTCGTGCGCCGCGGGCGCCTGGCGTTCGACAGCGGCATGCTCGACATCGTGTCGTCGTTCATCTCGATCAAGAAGACGGCGACCAGCAGCGGGCGCAACGTCACCTTCAAAGCCGGGCGCGGCGGCGAGGACGGCCATGCCGACGTCGCCTGGGCGACCATGCACATCCTCATGAATGAGCCGCTGGACGGCAAAGAGAAGCCCAAGGGCTCGATGGAGATCTTCGAATGACGAAGCGGAGCAAGGTGCGGGCGATGTCGCGTGGCGAGGCGGCGGCCGGCGCGCTGCTGGCGAACGACAACGGGCGCGCGATCGACGCCTTCAGCTTCGGGGAGCCGGAGCCGGTGCTCGACCGACGCACGATCCTCGACATGCTCGAGACGTTGCACAACGGCCGCTGGTATGAGCCGCCGGTGCCGCTGGACGGCCTTGCGCGCGCGTATCGCGCGAGCCCGCACCACAGCTCGGCTATCCAGCTGAAGCGCAACCTCCTGGTGAAGTATTTCGAGCCGTCGTCGCTGCTGTCGAGCAAGGACTTCACCGCCGCGGCGCTCGACTTCCTTATATTCGGCAACGCCTATTTCGTGCGTCGGAAAAACCGCCTGGGCGGCGTAATCCGGCTCGAGCACGTGCCGGCGAAATACGTGCGTCGCGGTCTGGAGCCCGATGTGTTCTGGTGGGTGCCGAACGCGCGCGAGGCCGAGCGCTGGGAGCCCGGCGAGGTGCTGCAGATCCAGCAGCCCGACATCAACCAGGAGCTGTACGGCGTGCCGGAATATCTGAGCGCGCTGCAGTCGGCGCTGCTCAACGAGGCGGCGACGCTGTTCCGGCGCCGCTACTACCTCAACGGCTCGCACGCGGGCTTCATCCTGTACGCGACCGGCGAGATCGACACCAAGGACACCGATGCGCTGAAGACCGCGCTCAAGCAGTCGAAGGGACCGGGCAATTTCCGGAACCTGTTCGTGCATGCGCCCAACGGCAAGGAAGGCAGCATCAAGATCCTGCCGATCGCCGAGGTGGGTGCGAAGGACGAGTTCCTGGGTATCAAGAACGTGACGGCGCAGGACATGCTCGCCGCACATCGTACGCCGCCCCAGGTGCTGGGGATTGTTCCGGCGCAGGGATCGAGCGGCTTCGGCAACCCGCTGCAGGCCGCGGACATGTTCTTCGACCTTGAGATTGAGCCGCTGCAGGTGTCGTTCCGTGAGGTGAACGACTGGCTGGGCCGCGCCGTCGTGACGTTCCGAGAGCGCGCGCGCGTGGTAGCGCCCTGA